GTTAGGTGGGCATCTGCGTTAAAATTCACAAGAGAGGGTTGCTTGCGTCAATACGGCGCCACCGGCCAAGATTATTTTATGTATGCGAGATTGTTTTAATGGCACCAGTTTTAAAAATGCTTGGGCTTGCCCCAGATGTACCAGCCCCACCGCCGCCAGACCCAGAAATCACAGCGGCGCAACAGCGCCAAGAAGATCGTCTTGAGGCAGAGGAAAAGCAAAAGATGCGCGCTATTGCTGCGCGCCGCCGTTCAAGGTCTACTGGTGGCCGGCGTATGTTGTTAAGTAAAGAGCGCGATAATGCGCAAACAGGAATTCAATCAACTCTTGGTGGGGGTTCGTAATTATGTCTGGGATTGTATCTACAGTAATGAAATTGCCGATTGTTAGGGAGCTTGAAAAGGCTGTATCAGGCGGCAAGGCTGGCGGCATGGTAGCCGCCACTAAGGCGCTGGAGCCAAAGGGGAAGGCCCCGGCAACATCAACACGCGAACAGCGTGCCGCTGCGGCATCTCGCAGATCACGCCGTGCAGGGCGTAGAGCGTTGCTTGGTGGCGGTCGCTTGGGCGGCGGTGAAGGTGAACAAACAACATTGGGGTCAGGATAATGCCGAAGGTAGTTTCTAAAGATGGTAAGGCGCGCACATTTGCGTACACAAAGGCTGGCATGAGCGCGGCGAAAGAATACGCCAAGCAGACAGGTGGCCGGGTAACTGGGGCGTCAATGAAAACAAAAATGGCGAAGAAGAAAAGCTATGGAAAAGAAGCCTAAAGCGGTATGGGAAAAGAAACGCCCCAAAAGCGCTGGCAAGCCAAAGAGCCTAACGCCAGCGCAGAAGCGTAGCGCACAGCGTGCCGCTGCAAAGGCTGGCCGTCCATATCCCAACCTTATTGACAACATGAGAGCCGCCCGTGCGTAAAGAACACAAGAACCCCAAGGGCGGTTTGAGCGAGGCCGGGCGCAAACACTTTAAGCAAACCGAAGGCGCCAACCTAAAGCGCCCGGTAAAGAAAGGCACTAACCCGCGCCGTGTTTCTTTTGCCGCACGCTTTGCTGGCATGAAGGGCGCGGAGAAAAAGGACGGCAAGCCAACACGCCTTGGGTTGGCACTAAGGGCATGGGGCTTTGGCTCTAAAGAAGCAGCACGCAACTTTGCAAATAGGCATAAAAAAGCATGATGACCCCACAGCAAATACTGAAGCGCCACGAATTGGCACAGCGCCGCAAAGATAACTGGCGGCAGATTTACGAAGATTGCTACGAGTTCGCGCTGCCACAGCGTAACTTGTACGATGGCTATTATGAGGGCGGCGGGTCGCCCGGCCAAAACAAAATGGCGCGCGTGTTTGATAGTACAGCTATCAATTCCACGCAGCGCTTTGCCAACCGTATTCAGTCCGGCTTATTCCCGCCACAATCTAACTGGTGCCGCTTAGAGCCGGGGCCTGACATTCCTATTGAGCGCCGTATTGAAGCGCAGGCCGCGCTAGATATTTACTCTGACAAAATGTTTGCGCTATTGCGTCAAACAAACTTTGACTTGTCTATGGGTGAGTTTCTCATGGACCTAGCAGTTGGCACGGCGGTGATGCTTATCCAACCCGGTGATGACATCACTCCCATCCGGTTCACCGCCGTGCCTCAATATCTGGTGTGCATCGAAGAGGGCGCGCACGGCAAGGTCGACAACGTCTACCGCCGGATGCGCATGAAGGCAGAGGCCATCACGCAGCACTGGGATGATGCGCAAGTGTCGGCCAAGCTACAGCGCGTTATTGATGAAAAGCCTACCGAAGAAATCGAGCTAGTCGAGGCTACCTGTCTGGATGTAGAGACAGGTCAATATAATTATTATGTCATCGACAAAGAGGGCAAAGAGGCCATCGTAGAGCGTACCATGAAATCCAGCCCGTGGATTGTGGCGCGCTACATGAAAGTCGCCGGTGAGGTGTACGGCCGGGGGCCACTGGTCACCGCTATTGCTGACATCAAGACGCTGAACAAAACGCTAGAGCTATTGCTGAAAAACGCCAGCCTGTCTATCGCTGGTGTATATACAGCGGCAGATGATGGCGTGTTAAACCCGCAGACTATTCGCATTGCGCCTGGCGCTATCATCCCGGTTGCGCGTAATGGTGGGCCACAGGGCGAGAGCTTGAGGATGTTGCCCCGGTCTGGCGACTTTAACGTGTCGCAGATTATCATCAACGACCTACGCACGAATATTAAAAAAATTATGATGGACGACACGCTGCCGCCAGACAACATGTCTGCCCGGTCAGCCACAGAAGTGTCGGCCAAGATATCTGAGCTAGCCACTAACATGGGCAGTAGCTTTGGTAGGTTAATCACCGAGACGATGATCCCGGTGGTGTCGCGCATTTTGGCGGTAATGGATGAGCGTGGCCTTATTGAAATGCCGTTAAAGGTAAACGGGCTAGAGGTGAAGGTGCAGCCGGTGTCACCGATTGCACAGGCGCAGAACATGGGCGGCATCGAAAAGGTGATGCAGTGGGTGCAGTTAGCCGCATCGCTCGGCCAAGACGGTCAGATGGCAGTGCGCACCGGCGCTATCGCAGACCATGTGGCTGACAAGATGGGCATCCCGGCAGAGCTGCGCACATCGCCAGAAGAGCGCCAGCAAATGGCAGAACAGATGGCGCAAATGCAAGCAGCGCAGATGGCCATGCAAGCAGGGCAAGCGATAGAGGAATAGCATGATTGAAGAGGGTTGGGATAGTCTGCGTACAGTAGAGCCGCAGATGCGATTAACACAGCAAGATAACCAAGATGATATTGACAGGTTATATTTGCGGGTATTCGCCAGTGAGGATGGGCAAGAACTTTTAACACACCTTCGCTCACTGACGATTGAGCAGCCCACTTGGTATCCGGGGGAAGATGCTTCCCACGGGTTTGCCAGAGAGGGGCAAAATTCATTAGTGCGCGAAATAGAAAAGCGCATGCAGAGAGCGAGGCAATTATGAACGAAGAAGAAGGACTGATGGCCCAAGCGCGAGTTGAGGCCGAGGACAACCAGCAGCCCGAAGAAAGCACAATCTCCCACATCAAACCAGAAGAAGGCCCGGCATCTCTTGATGATGTAACCGTGGCTGGCGAAGATGAAGAGGTAGAGTTTTCCCGTCCTGATTGGTATCCCGATAAATTTTGGAGTGATGACGATGGGCCTGACCTGGAGAACTTGGTCAAGTCCTATAATGAATTGCAGAAGAAGTTTTCGCAGGGCAAGCACAAAGCCCCGGAGGCATACGATGATAGCTTATTTAAAAATGCGAACATCCCTGATGATGACCCGTTGCTCTCGACATATCGAGACTGGGCGAAGGAAAATGGTATTAGCCAGAGTGCATTTGACGAGCTTGCGGATAGCTTTATTACTATGGCGCAACAGGAAAGTGAACAAGCTGAAGTGTCTTATCAGGACGAGCTTGCAAAACTTGGCCCGAATGCTGACGCGACTATTAAGTCGATGACAGATTGGGCGCAGGGTTTGGTGCGCAAGGGCGTTTGGTCAGAGGGTGACTTTGAAGAGTTCAAGATCATGGGCGGCACCGCACAGGGTCTGAAGGCTTTACAGAAGGTGCGTAGTTATTACGGCGACCGTCCTATTCCTGTAGACATGACCCCGGTGGATGGCGCGCCATCTAAAGAGGAATTGAATGCGATGGTAGGCAAGCCAGAGTATCTGACAGACCCCGGTTACCGGGCAAAGGTCGAAAAGATGTTCGAGCAAGTCTATGGCACACAGGACTATTCTGCTATCTAAATAATAGCGCGGCTTGCGGGTCGCGCTTTTTTTTGTTAAAATTCATTTGACAGACAACCTTATGGCCTGTTCGACCCGCTTGGGGGCGTAGCGTTTATGCCCAAGCTGTCAGCCCGGATCCCGGATACCTGATGCGACTTTTTGAAAACATTTCTTAACGAGAGGACAGAAAAATGGCAGTAGCTATTTCTAACGCTTTCGTGCAAATGTTCGATGCGGAAGTCAAGCAAGCGTATGCCGGAGCGCGCGCACTTGCTGGTTTAACCCGTGAACGGACAAATGTCGAAGGCAATCAGGTGAAGTTCCCTAAGATTGGGAAAGGCACCGCAACAGTACGCGTTCCACAAACAGATGTAACCCCACTGAATGTCAGCTACTCACAAGTAACTGCATCAATGAGCGACTACATCGCCGCTGAATACAGCGACATTTTCTCACAACAGAAAGTAAACTTTGACGAGCGCCGTGAGCTAGTTGAGGTGGTTTCTGGTGCGATTGGTCGCCGCATGGATCAGTTGGTCATTGACGCGCTGAACGCTTCATCAACATCACTGACTGTTGCTACAACAATCGGTGGCGCTGGCACAAACTTGAACATTGAAAAGCTAATCGAAACCAAGAAGCTAATGGACGCCAACAACGTACCATCTGAAGGCCGTTGCATGGTAATCCACGCTAACAACTTGGCCGGATTGCTGGGCGAAACAGAAATCCAATCAGTTGATTTTAACACAGTTAAAGCACTGGTTTCTGGCGATGTTGACACATTCATGGGCTTTAAGTTCGTAACCCTTGGTGACCGTGATGAGGGTGGCTTGCCAATCCCATCAACACGCACATGCTTCGCATTCCACCGCGATGCAATGGGCATGGGCATCGGCATGAACCAGCGTTCTGAAATCAACTATGTGGCTGAAAAGACATCTTTCCTCGTCTCTTCAATGTTCTCCGCTGGAGCCATTGCAATTGACGATGAAGGCATCGTCAAAATCAGCTGTACTGAATAAGGAGATTTGAGAAATGGCTTATTCATCAGACGGCTTTAACGTAATTGGTGCAGCAAAGAAGGGCAACGCCCCATCTATGTACACCTACACATCAGCAGACGCGATTGCTACTGTGAACACAGCGGGTTACTTCA